GGACAGATAGGGCAGCTTCTTCGGAAGCCCCAACGCTGTACGAATAGAACTGCCCTATCTGGGATGCGCCAGCGGCTGCGCCAATGGGGGCAGAGGCGACGGCCGGTGCTTCGATCTTTTTGCGGAAAAGCCCCACGTTGCGATTGTGCGCCTGGCGTGTAACGCAATGCAAGGCTTTCGGAGAAAGATAGAAACTGATCCCCTACCTGCTGAACGCGACCGCGGCCCGCGTCTTTTGCTGCGGTCGAGCGACCAGGGCGGCGGCCCAAATCATGCACCTCGCCAAAGTGATCAGCCCCGGCGACTTCTGGCTTGAGAGCACGAAGCCTGCGGCGGTGCGTACCCCGACGGCGCGGTTGACGTGCTCGGACAGCATTTGTTCGCCGGAGTGCACTAGGCGGCCCTCGAGGATGAGCTGCCGCACCATGCCGGTGTGGGTCAGCAGTTCGTTGTAGCCAACGATGATCTTTTTCCGTTCGTAGGCCGCCGGCGCAATTGACGCCAGGCTTGGCGTGAGGGCGATGCCGGTGACGGTGGCCGCCAGTTTGTCGATCTCGGCCCAAACGCCCGGCAGGGTGTCGGCGATGAAAGCGACGGTGCAGCCGATACGTCCGTCGGGCATGAGCACGGCACGGATGCCGGCATAGGTCGAGTCGTCGATGCTGGAGTCCACGGCAAGGATCCCGCCGTCGGGAATGCCCTGAACGATCAACTTGTCAAACACGCCAGGGGCCAGCCACGACTGTGCGCTCGAGATCCACAGGTTAAGCGACGCCCGGTGAAACGCCGCCTTGTCAGCCATTTCGGACTCGTCGCGGAGCGTCTCGAGATCCAGCAAGTGCCCGATTGCGGGGTTGGCCATCGGCCAGTAGACCTCGTCGGTCGTGTCCACACCGGACGGGATCGACCACTCGGCGAAGAACAGTTTGCTGTCGGCCTTGGTGTCGATCGCCCGAAGCCCTTCTTCGCGGAGCTTAAGCATGGCGTGGGAGTCCTCGGTGCCCGCGGTGCTCCAGCACGACAACAACGACTGCCGCCGAGCACGCTGAGACGGGATCGCGCCATTGAAAATCACGTCGGCCGAAATGTTCCACAGCTCGTCGGCGATGATGTAGTCCGGGCTAAACCCGTGAAACGCTCGAGGTGTGGCGGCCTGAACCAGCCAGCGGGAGCCGTCAGGCATGACGGCTTCGTTGCGGCCATACGACCAATACAGCTTTGCGCCAAACTTCGTCTCGAGCACCGGGGCCAGCGACTCGAACAACTCAACAGCCAGGTCAAGGTTGTGCGCGGTCGAGATCAGCAGCACCGGCTCGCCGCGACGGATCGGTTCCTTGGTCAAGACCCACAACGCCAACGCTTTCAAGGCCACGGTCTTGCCGTTCTGCCGGGCGACCGACACCAGGCTCCGCTTGAAACACAGCGCACCGGCATCGTCATGCGACAGCTGCCCCTCGAGCGCCGTGATCTGCCACGGCATCAGTTCGATCCCCAGCACATCCTTGCTTAGGGCCGCCACCTCGGCACCGTAAGAGCCTGAACCCCGAGGTAACGACACCAGCCTCGGCGGGATCAGCGACGGCCCAACCAAATCAGCCGCGGCCCGCCCAGATCGATCCCCTTCTAGAGCCCTTTGCCCTTTCGGGGATACATCGACGGATGGGGTCGGGGGCGTTATTTTTTGATTTTCAAAAAAAACTTCTGATTTTTTTTGTTTATTTCGGTTTTGTGACGCGATTGCCCTTTTGCGTGCCAAGTATTCGGCTCCGCGTTTTGCGTTGCATTTGTGGCAAGCAGGCACCCAGTTCTCAATGTCCATGGGGTCGTGACCCCGATCGACTTCGATCAGATGGTCGACGGTGGTTGCTTTTGCGCGTTTGCACCAATGGCAGGTTGTGTTGTGTTGTAGGAATTCGAGGCGTTGTGCTTTGTAGAAGGGTGTGTCGATGTCGCGTCGGGGTTTGCCTTTGGATGTCATCGGGCGAGCCCGTCGCCTTTGCAGTCCGGGCAGACTGATGGCAGGCCCGCAAAGCCTTCAGCGATCACGCCTTGTCCTGAACAGTATCCACAGAGTTTTGGTTCACTCTGTAAGACACTCTCTGATTCTTTAACAGTCCTTGGTATTAGTTCTTCTTTAGACGACTGATTTTCCGACGACTGGTTTTCCGTCGTCGGTGTGTCTCGTTTTCCCCTGAGTTTCCCCAGGATGTGCACAGCCTTGGGGTAGTCGTAGAAGTGCAGCTCTGTGGTGTAGCGGCCGCGTTCGTCTTGGGATTTGACGCGCCTGGCGTAGCCGGAGGCGATCAGTTCGTTGATGGCGGCCCTGATGGCGTCGCGGCCCTCAAGGCCTTGGCGGGCAAGTGTTTCGCCGCTGGTGCGCCAGTTGTCGGGCATCGACAGGACGTAGGCGAGGACGCCGCGGGCCCTGTAGGACAGGTATGGGTCGCGGAGCGCCCGGTTGGGCAGGACGGTGAAGTCACGCTCAATGCGTGGGGTTCTGACGATCATTGAGTTGGGGCTTTCTGTTGGGTTAGGTTGTTGGGTTTGCATCGCGGATGCCTTTGAGGCGTCGCTGGATGAAGTGCAGGTCTGTGGGCCGCCAAACGTAGGTTTCTGCCCCGGTGGCGTCAAGGGTGCGGCACCAATCAACCTGGGCTTCTGTGAGACGGCCTTTAATGGTCTTGCATTCAACGAATAGCAGGCCGTGGCGCTCATGGGCCATAACCAGATCGGGGAAGCCGACGTGGCCCTGTACATGGGTAAGCCACCTGCCGGTGGAGCTCATGCCAGGGCGAACGTGGTGCACTTTCCAGCCGTGCAGGATGGCGAGGGCGATGACCTGATCTTGGAATTGTTTTTCGGTGATCGGCCAGGGTTCACTCATGCCGGTGCCCGTAGTGCTTCCAGACGTTGACGACTTCGTTGGCCGCCTCGATTTGGTCGCGGGCCGCCGCTTGGAGCCGTAGGTAGTCCTCGAGCAGCTGGTTGTAATCACCGGCGAGCACGACGCGGATCCATTCGTTCGGGGCGATCTCGACGAAATGGTATGGGTCGGCGTCGGGTCGGAATGGCCACGGGAGGCCGTCTGTGCGTTGTCCAGGGTCAGGCATGGCGGGCTCCTTGCAGCTCTTGGCGTAGACGCTCGATTTCGGCCGCGGCCTCGAGCAGGATGAAGCGGATCGGCCAGCCGACGAGATCGGTGCTGTCCATGTGTGCTCGGGCAAGCGGTGCGGCGACGCGTAGTTGTTCGGTGATGTCGCCGTCATTCATAGCGCGGCCCCGAGTTCGCTGGATGGCTTGACCGGGCGCGGCGGGCTTCCCATTTCGCCCGGCGACGCGCCTCAAGGTCTTGGTAGTACGCGTCAAATGCCGACACGAACAGCACAGCGAAAATGGCCGCGGCGCTGAACAAGATGACGTGGGCGATAAACCACTTGAGCATTAGAACGGCTCCTCTCCGTCGGTGATCAGCATGGCAGGCAATTCGCCGCGCTTCAGGGACTCGATCAGCTTGGCTGCGTCGCTCGAGGTCAGATCGGCGGGCAGCTGCGGTACCAGCGGTGGTTTGAGTTTGCGGCACAGGTCGGCGATGAAGATGCGCTGCTTTTCGGTGGCGACGCCTGACGGCTTGTTGCCGTATTGGGCTGGTTGGCCGCCGTAGCGTTGCACCTTGGTCATTTCCTCACGGCTTGGGCGTTTGGTTGGGTCTGATCCGGCGAAACCTGCGTTGGCGAGTGCTCGACCGACAGCTGACGTTTCGCAGTTCTCGACGTGGCTGGTGGAATTGACGCCGCGCTCTGTGACGTGTTCCTCGGCCCACCCGGTGGCGACAAGTGTGCCGTCGACGTACAGGCCTGCTTTGAAGATGCACCAGTCGTCGCCGCGGTACACCATTTCGGTGATGACGGCGGTGTGGCCGTCGGTGGCTTCAAGCCACCTTGCTAGTCGAGCCGATACCGGCTCGTAATCGTCAAGGTTGAAAGTCATGTTGGGGCTCCTTGGGTTCAGGCTTTGGCTTTTTCGATCATGTCCAGCAGGTCGGCTGCGACACGCATTTTTTCGGCGTAGGTCGCACCGGGCGGCGTGAGCTCTGCGGCGACGCCCATGAGCGCCTCAACGAGATCGGTTTTGTTGTAACGCGGCACGACATACTTCGGCTTGCTGATCTTGGGCTTGGGCTTGGCCGCGGCTGGTGTGGCTGCGGGGCGTCCACGCTTTTTGGGTGCCGGTGTGGTAGTGGGCGGGAACGGGTCGTCGCCCAGGTCGTCGGTGTCGAAAATGCTGTTCATTGCACGGTTCCTTTTGTTGTTTGGGTTGTCACGGATGATCTGGTTCCCCACGGCCGCCAGCCGTAAAGCTTCCAGAGTTCTAGCCCGACCTTCAGGTTGCGCCTCGGGTCGGTTAGATCGGTTCGGGCTCGGATGTAGCCCATTCGGGTGGCCCAGCCGACGTTGCTGCCGTTAATTTGCAGCAAGCCGTATGAGCCGCCCCACGGGTCGCGTGGATTATGCGCCGTGGGTGTGCACCGGGACTCGCGCCACATGATGCGGGCCAGTTCGTAGCGTTGCGATTTGGGCCAGCCGACCTGTCGTGCGAGGTCGACGTAGCGTTTGCATTCGGGTGACACAGCGGCATCGGCCGGTGTGGCGTTGAGTGTTGCGGCGATCAGCACGGCTGCCGCGGCTCGCCTAACGGCGGGCTCCTCGGTCGAGGGTCATGGCGGGGTTCCTTCCTTCGATCAGCGACCGCCAAATGGTCAGTCGTTGGGCGTGGTCGTGCGCGCCTCCGCGTCGCGCTGTGGTTGTCGTGCCGGTGTTCTCAATTGTCCCGGCGCGGCAGGCCGCCAAAAGCCTAGCGGCGAGCCCTTTACCGACAGGGAACGTCGCGGGCAGCTCGGCCCATACGTCGTCGGCGGTGATAAACGTCTTTTTGGCCGCGGCGTTGCGGATCGCCTGGTCGACAGCTGCGGCTTGTTGGGTTGTCCATTTGGCGTCAGCCGAGCCTTGTGACAGCTCTAGGCCGCGCTCAAGGTTGCCGATCGGGTCTTGCGCACACACGTAGTGTGCGTCGGTCTGCCCGATCATCATTGGCCGCTGACAGATGCGGCAAAGCGGGTATTTCTTCACGTTTCCTCCTGGTTGGGGTCAGGGTGCGAACGACTTTAGCGAACTTTACGCCGAGGGTGTGGGATCATCCACAGAACTGCCAATGCCAAGCTTCGAACTCTGGTGACGACGGGTCGTCGGACTGGAGGTAGAAGCCGAAGGCGGGCGCGTTGGCGCACAGCCAGTCGAGGACTTTGGCGGTGGTGACATCAAGGTCAATGGCAAGGCCGAGGCCGTGGTTGCTCTTGCCGGGTGTCGAGCACGGTGCCATGCCGGGCTTCAGGTACCACGTTTTGCCTTCGTAGGTGCGGGTTACTTGGGGTTTGCGGCCCAGATCCTCGAGCGCGTAACGCTGTTTGAACAGGCCGAGCTGCGCGTCGAAAGATCGGTAGTCGCCCACGTTGCGGAGCTTGATCCCCGACTGGACGGCCTGGTCATACATCCGGTCGAAGGCTTCGGCGGCCTCGACGTACATTTGGCCGCCGCACTTGACCGGGCGAAGGATCTTCCCTGACAGTTTGCCGTTCGGGACAGCCTGTAGGGCCGCAGGGACGACCAGTTTCTTGTACGGGTACTTCGATGCCTTTTTGGGCTTCTCGGCGGCCACAGGGGCTTCTGCGGGCTTGGCGGCGGCTTTCTTGGCGGCGGCTTTCTTGGCGGCTTTTTTAGCTGGCATCGGGTACTCCGTCTCCGTCGGTGTCTTTTTTGCCGCTGGTCGAGATCATGACGCCCGAGAGGGTGCCGGACAGGAACAGGACGATCGGCGAGATCAGGTTCAGCAGCTCTTTGTCGGTTTCAGGCATGGTCGGGCCTTGGGGGATGAACAGCAGGTTGATGAACACGGCGACCATTGTGAGCACCAGGGTGCCAGCGAGGGTGATGCCGACCCAGAAACGGAGCCGGGCGTTGAGCTGCTCGGGGGTGTATGGTGCTCGGTTGGGTTTGAGGTTTTCTAGCACGTCAGGGCCTCCGTTTGGCTTTGGTCGACGATTGCTTGTGGGGCTGTTAGGGCCCTGTTTTTGGTTCGGGTCACGGTGGTGGTTGGGCATTCTGTCCAGACTTTGTTGTTGCAGCTGCTAGCCAGCACGGTGAGTAGCGCCGCCACGATGGCGACGCGGATTTTCATTCTTCGGAAGCCTCCTCGGCCTCGCCGGGCGTCCAGCCGGACTCAATAAGTGCGGCGTATTCTTCATCGGTCAATTCGCGGGTCATTTCTTCGCCAGTTATGACGTCATAGAAAGTACCTGTCAATTTTTTGGTCATGATTATCCCAACCTGTATCCGTACGCGGTTACAACGGTTCCTGTCAATGCGCTAGCAACGGAAGAAGTGAGCAAGATGCCTGTGTAGCTGCTTGCCGTTCCGTGGTAGCCGATCGACTGGCCGCCGTTGCCGCCTGCGGGGTTTGGCGCGTTGTAGTAATGCGTAAATTTGGCGGCAAATGGGTTTAGCAAGTCAAACGCGCCGCTAGCGCAATCGCTGCTGCTTACGCAGGCCGCGGCGCGTACAAAGTTTGATCCATTGTTTGTATTGGCGGCTGAAACGGTGCTGCCTGTATAGGCCGAGTAAATGAAAGTTTCGTAGTATTGCGTCGTTGCGGCGGTGCCTCCGCTGTTAATCAGTTGCATACTCACGCTCAAAGCTCCGGTGGATGAGCCGCCAGCAATTACAATTCGGTAGGCGTTGTAGGTTGCCGAAAAGATGTTGTTAAGCGTGATTGTGGTGACGCCGCTTCCTGCTGTAGTTTGACCCACATAAACGAGGCCGCCGTTGTTTAGGTATGTGTTGGTGTCGGCGGCGGTAAGGACTTCGCCGGTTGTGAATGTTTTAACTGCCATTAGAACCCCAGTCGGTTGTTGTCTAGTTTGCCGTAATCGGCGTCGTCAAGGATGAGATACGGGTTGTTGTCGGCGGCCGACAGAAACAGCCGCACACGAGTTTGTCCTGGCACAGCGCTGACCTGCGTGCCCTCGAGGATGGCGTCGTAGCGGGCTGATCGGAAGCCGACCGCAATCTTGACGGGCCGCTCGCCCGTAGCCAATGCCAGCACATAGAAATCGTTTGGGTACGCGCCAGACTGCGTTACATCCAGAAACGAAATCTCGCGGATCGTCGCGGTCGTGACCGAGAATTGGTTGTAGAGGTATTGCGAATGCGACAACGCCTGGCTAACGCTGAGATCGTTGGTCTGGCGTACCAACGCGAATTGTGGGTCGGTGCCGCTGCTCGTTGTTTGGTTGGCGACTGTGCCGGGCTGTGACTCGATCGTGACAAAGTTGTAGAACTCTTCGGCTGCCGACAGAAACGTAAGACTGTCGAATTTGATGTCGTAGGTGGATCCGCTGTGGGCGTAGGTGCCGTCAGACAGCCAATAGGTCGTTTGGTCGATCAGGTCGCGGCCATACCACCAAAGGCCGCCCGTGCCCGACGCGGTGGACGCTGGGCCGTATTGGAACATCCGGGCTTCTTCGGTGCGCGTGATCAGGTTGAGGGCGTCGAATGCGTTGCCTGTCCAGGTGAGTGCTGCGCCGGTGGATCGGCCGCTGAACTGGGCGATCGGGATGCCTGCCGCGGTGCTGACAGCCAAAACTTGGTCGGCTGTGTTTGCTGATGAGATTGACACGCTGTTGAGCTGTGCGCGGCCCCACTCGGCCTGGACACCATCGACCTCAATGAAGCAGCGGTCGGCGTTTTGCACAATGCCGTACTGGTTGCGAACGTCTCGGATGCGCCCATAAAACGCCGCGTATTGCACGCCGCTTTTGAGCACATAGAGCACGAAGCGGTTGCCCACTTTGGGTGGCGGTGACCAGGATGGGATCGGCCCGACCTCGACCGACGCTTGGTCAACTGGATAATCGTCGACGAGTCGGCGGCGGCCTTTTGTGTAGTCGGCTTGCTGGATGTTGCTGCCGGTGTACCAGGTGTTGGCGATTTGGGTGCTTGTGGATCTGCTGGTGAGGCCGTCCCAATAAACCTCGGAAACGTAGGTCGGTGGCGTCGGTGTTTCGAAATCGGTGCCGCAGAACCATGTTTTGAGTGTGCCGGTGGCCTCCAGCATGACAGCTGACCAATAGTGGGAGTCGCCGTTGACGGCGTTAGTGATCTCGAGCTGGATGCGTACGGTGACGGCTCCGGCTGGTGCGGTGGCCGTGACGTAGGGCTGAACGTATGTGCTCGTGGATGTTGTGACTGTTGCGCCGTTACTGGTGGAGATGCTTGCGCCGCCGCTGTTACGCCAATCCAAATTGACGCGGGCTGTGCGGCTAGTGCTTGATTTGACGTAGGCGTAACAGGTGTATTGGGTGCCTGCGGTGACATCGAGGGTGGCGAGTGTGGGATCCCACACGACGAGTGCGGCCGCGGTCGAGGTGACGGAGCGGGTCAGGCTGGCTTGGCCAAATTTGGCGTTGGAGCTGCTGCCCTGTGCGTTTGTGCCTGTTGCGCCTGATGTTGCCCAGTAGGCGGTCGGCGTGTAGGTGAAGTCTGGGGCTTTGCACAAGTTCTGCCGGACAATGTTGACTTCGTCCGTGTACCTAAAACCCCAAATTAGGCCGTCCATTAGGCCGCCAGTTTGATCGCTGACGGCAACGTGCCGTTAGAGCGGACATACTTTTTCAAGGCCTCGACGACTTGGTTGGGGTCGCCGCCGTTGACGTTGATGACGATGTTGTTGCCCATGCCGCCCATGCGGTCAAGCGGCACCACAGCCTCTGGGCCTGCTTCGCCAACCAAGGCGAGCGTCGGTGACATGACGAGGCCGCCGTTGGCGAGCTCTGGGATGTTGGGTACGTCGAAGCCTTTGCCGCCGAGCCCCGGCACCCAGGAGGGAACCTTGAATGACAGTTTGCCGATGGTGTTGTTCCACGCTTTGGCGATGGTGTTGAACAGGGTTTTGTAGACGGTGAGGTATGCGTTGACGGCTGTTTTGATGGCGTCGACGGTGCCGGTGAACGCGGCCTTGAGTGCTTTGCCGATGCTGTCGACGATGTCGCGGAACGGCTCGAATTTTTTGTAGGCAAGAACGACAGCTGCGCCGATGGCGACGATGGCGGCGGTGGCCAGGACGATTGGGTTGGCTGACATGGCGAGGTTGAACGCTTTTTGGGCGACTGTGGCCGCGGTCTGGATGACTGTCCAGGCTTTCATGGCCGTGTTGGCGATGAGGACGGCAGCCGAGATTGCGCCGAAGCCGACGCCTAGCGCGACGATGAGGTCGGTGTTTTCGCTGACAAATTTGGCGAGATCCTCGAGGTATGGCAGCAGCTTCTCAATGATGGGGATCAGGGCCGCGCCGATTGACTCTTGGGCTTCGCCGATGGCGGTTTGCATCCGCTTGAAGCGCCCTTCGGCTGTTTCGGCTGCCGCGGTGGCGGCCCCGCCAAACGTCTCTTTCATGATCTTGCCGAGTTCGTTAAACGACGCGCCTTCCTTGACAAGGCCTTTGAGCGAGGGGTCTAGTTTGGCGAGGGCGGTGGTTTGGCCGTTGTAGGCCTTTGCAAGGGCGTCTGAGACGCTTGTGAGATCTTTCCCGGTGGCCGCTGAGATGTCCATCGCCAGCTTAAGGTTTTCGGTGGCGAGACCTGTTTCACCCATGCCACGGGCGAGCACAGAGAGGGCGTTGCGGAGGTCGGTGTCGGCGACGCCGGTGGCCAGCGTCATTGACGAGATCATGTCCTCGGTGGCCTGCACCTGGTCATCGGTTGCGCGGGTCGAGATCTTCAGCTGGCGAGCTAATTCGGCAGAGGACTTCTGATCTTCCATTGCCGCCTTGGCTGCGGCGGCTCCGGCGATCGCTAGGCCGCCAAGCGCGGCTGCCGCTGGGATCGCGGCTTTCTTGATTGCAAACTGAGCTTTTTCACCAGCTGTTTCGAGCTGCTTGAACTCTTTGATTGCCTTGTCGATGCCTTTGCCGTCAAACTCGGAAATGATGGGAATGTTGATTGCCATTACATTTCCTTGCTGACTCTGCGGGCGGCGTCAAGCACCGAACGCTCCATTTCGGCCTGCACCTTTGGCAGGTTTTTTTCTGCGGCTGGCCACAAGAACCGGGCGACACGACCGAACCGGTTCAGCGCGGTGCCGAGCGGGTTGGCGTTTTTGCCTGCGAATTCGACGATCGTTGCGGCTGGATCTGACTGTGTCACTTTGATCACGGATTTGGCGTCGCGGCGGGTGTCGACCTTGTGCTTGACCCCAGATCGGGCCTTCTTCGGGTCGTACGGGAATTTCTTGTTGCCGCGTTGCGTCCAGTTGCGTTCCATGCCCGACAGCAGCTGCTGCGGGTAGGCGTTTTTGCCGTCCTCGACGATTGGGGCGACGATCTGCTTGGCGTCTCGGTTGAACTGTTTGCGGAGCTCTGGGTCCAGTTTGCGGAGGGCTTTGATGGCGTCTTTTGCGCCTGCGACTTCGGTGCTGGCCGTGACACTCATCGGTTTCCTCCTTTGCGCTGCTTGTTAATGATCTCGATGGCTGTGGCCAGATCTCGAGCGGTGAACTCGATCTCTGGCGGCCAGTACCCGGTGGCGACTAGGAGTTCGGCTAGGCCTCGGCTCCAGGTGCCACTTGGGAAGGGTTTGCGTCATCGCCCGCCACAACGTCGAGTGTGACGATCTTTTTGAGGTAGTCGTCAAACACGAGCGGG